CAATGAAATGGTCAAAGAATGGAATGGTATGTTTGTTCATAAATCAGAATTTGAACCTAAACATCCACAGATACAACCAAAACCACATGGTGGTGATGCACAAGCATTGAAAGATGCAAGACCTGATAGAACAGAAAAAGATGTTACACAGCTATTACCACACAATCCATTTACAACTTATGCAGCAAGTTCTGGTGTAATAAATGTTCATGCTCCAGGACACGGATTAACAAATGGAACAACATATAGATTTAGAGGCACACCTAAACTTGCAGGTACTTATGCAAATCCAGCATCTTTTGATGGTATAGCAGGATCGAATATTGCAAAAGCTGCAGGGTATGCTATTACTACAGGTAAATTTGTTAGTGGTTCAAGAGTCACGACAAATACAGCAGATAATTTCTACTTTACTGTTGACACAAACACAGCAACAGCAGGTGGAGTGAAAGGAGGAGGGTTTCCAGTCTCAATTGGACCAGTAACCCTTAACGCATAATGGCAGGACTAAGCGCATCAGGATTAAAAACACAAATAAGAAGCTACACAGAAGTAGACTCAACTGTGTTATCAGACAGTGTATTAGAGAATATAATATTAAATGCACAATATAGAATTTTTAGAGATATGCCTATTGATGCAGATAGAAAAACATCTACAGGTAATTTTACATCTGGAACAGGCACTGTAACTGTGCCAGCAGGAGCTGTGTTTATTAGAGCGGTTCAAGTTTATACTGCAACTGGATCTACTTACACTGGTGCCAATACTTATTTAGAAAAAAAAGATTTAACATTTTTAGAAGAATATATTTCAGCAACTACATCTACTGGAACACCAAAATATTATGCTATGTTAGATACAGGAGCGACTGGAGAAAGTTCATCAAATTCTGGATCTATAATTGTATCACCAACACCAAGTGGAACATTTGCATACAAAATACACTACAACGCAGTTCCAGCTTTATTGGAAAATAATGACACTAATTATATTAGTATGAATTTTTCAAATGGTCTGCTATATTGTTGTCTAGCAGAAGCTTATGCTTTTTTAAAAGGACCAATGGACATGTTACAACTTTACGAAGGAAAATATAAAGAAGCAGTGCAGACATTTGCTGCTGAACAAATTGGTAGAAGAAGAAGGGATGATTACACTGACGGAACGGTTAGAATACCGATACAGTCAGCACCACAATAGGAATTAAATTATGGCATCAACATATACAGATCTTGGTATAGAAAAAATGGCAACTGGCGAGAACGCCGGTACTTGGGGAACAAAAACTAATACCAACTTAGACATTATAGAAAAATCAATTGCTGGTTATGTAGAGCAAGCAGTAACTAGTGGTGGTACAACAGCATTAAGTATTACAGATGGTGATGCAACAGAATCTACGTCAGTTGCAAGACATGCTGTTATAAAATTAACAGGAACAATAACAGGAAACTCTATTGTAACTGTACCAGATTCTGTAGAAAAAGTTTACATTGTAACAAATGGCACATCAGGTGCATACACTGTACAATTTAAAACAGCATCAGGAACAGGTATAACTTTTGGTGTATCAGAAAAAACTACAAGACTAGTTTATTCAGATGGAACAAATCTTGTTGATGCAGGGTTTGGTGGATCTCTTGACATAGAAGGAAGAGAATTAGTTTTAGATGCTGATGGTGATACAACTATTACAGCAGATACAGATGACCAAATAGATATTAAAATTGCAGGAGCTGATGATTTTCAATTTACTGCAAATACTTTTACAGCGCAATCTGGTAGCACGATTGCTGCACAAGCATTAACTGCTACTACTATTGTAGCTTCTAGCACAGTTCAAGGTACTACGATTACAGCAACAACAGCTTTTGTTCCAGATGCATCAGATGGTGCAGCTTTAGGAACTTCTTCATTAGAATTTTCAGATTTATTTTTAGCAGATGGTGCAGTTGTAAACTTTGGTGATGACCAAGATGTTAGTTTAACTCACGTTGCTGATACAGGTTTATTATTATCAAGTGGAGATCAATTACAATTTGGTGACGCTGGTGAAAATATAGCAGGTGATGGAACATTTTTAACAATAACTTCATCTAACAAAGTTGTAATAGATGCAGAAACTGACATTCATTTAGATGCTAATGGTGCTGGAGGTTCAGGAGGTGGTGACATACTTTTCCAAGATAATGGAACTACATTTTTAAAAACTTCAAACAACACAGCTGTTGAAATTTTATCTGCTGTATCTGATCAAGATTTAATTATTAAAGGTAATGACGGTGGATCAGAAATTTCAGTTTTAACTTTTGACATGTCAGCTGCAGGTGCAGCAACATTTAACGATAAAATTGTAGCAACAGAATTAGATATATCAGGTGACGTTGACATAGATGGTACTTTAGAAGCAGATGCATACACACTTGAAGGAACATCTTTTATTAAACTTGAAGGAACTAATTTTGGAGATTCTTTATTAATAGGTCATGCAACAACAGGAACTTTATCATCAGCAGAAGATAATACAGGGGTTGGTGTTACAGCTTTAGATGCTTTAACAAGTGGAGGTCAAAATACAGCAGTTGGTAATGAAGCTGGAACAGCAATAACCAGTTCTGGAAAAAATACAGGTATAGGTGCTTTTGCCTTATCTGCTGTTACTACATCTACAGGATTTAACTCAGCTTTAGGTAGAAGTGCTTTACAACTTGTTACAGGTTCTTACAACACAGGAATTGGTGCTGGTGCTGGAGAAAATATTACATCTGGTTCTGGTAATGTAGTAATTGGTAAAGTAAATGCTGGTAGTGCTACTGGAGATAGACAATTACTAATTGCTGGTAATGATGGATCAACAACTACAACTTGGATTTCTGGTGATAATTCTGGTAATTTAACTTTTCCTGCTGATGTTACATTAGGAGACGATTTACATTTAGATTCAGACGCAGCAGTTTTAAAATTTGGTGATGATGGTGAAATAACACTTACTCATGATGCTGATGTTGGATTAAAATTAAAACACACAGCGACAGCTGACGATAAACCTGTTAAACTTACATTACAAACTGGTGAAACAGATATTGCAGCAAGTGATGTAATAGGAGCTATAAACTTTCAAGCACCAGATGAAGCAACAGGCACTGATGCAATATTAGTTGCAGCAGGTATTGAAGCAGTATCAGAAGGTGACTTTAGTTCTTCTTCTAATGCTACAAAACTAAGTTTTAAAACAGGGGCAAGTGAGGCAGCAGCTGAGAAAATGTCATTATCTTCTGCTGGTGTGTTAACAGTTTCAAGTACAATAACAGCAAACAGTCAAGATGTTATTTTAGGTAAATCAGGTGGAACTAATTTTACAAACTCTTTATTAATAGGTCATGCAACAACAGGAACTTTAGATGCTGCTCAAAAAAATATTGGAATAGGGGCTGGTGCTCTAGACGCTTTAACTTCTGGAGATAGCAATATCGCTATTGGTTATAATGCTTTAACTTCATTAAATGCAGGTGGTGGTTCTGAGAGTGGTGCAAATATTGCAATAGGAGTTAACGCTGCTGATGGTATTACAACTGGTTATGAAAATGTTGTTATTGGTTTAAATGCTGGAGCTGCATGGACTGGTGCTGAAACACAAAATACAGTTGTTGGTACTAATGCTATGAGCCTTGCTGCTGGCGGTGATTATAATAGTGTAGTTGGTAGAAATGCTGGAAAATTAGTAACAGGTCAGTATAATCTTGCATGGGGTTATAATTCTGCTGACGCTTTAACAAGTGGTTCTGGTAATGTAATAATTGGAAACAATATTGATGCTGATAGCAACACAGGTGACAGACAATTAAAAATTGCTGGTAATGATGGCTCAACAACTACGACTTGGGTATCAGGAGATAATTCTGGAAATTTAACTTTTGCTGCTGACGTTACTTTAGGAGATGATTTACATTTAGATTCAGATTCAGCAGTATTAAAATTTGGTGATGATGGAGAGGTTACTTTAACTCACGTTCATGACGATGGTTTATTACTTAACACTGATATGCAGCTTCAATTTAGAGATTCTGCTATTAATATTAGATCAGATGCTGATGGCGATTTAGATATTAATGCTGACGATGAAGTTGAAATTAACTCTACTTTAATTGATGTTAATGGAAACTTAGATGTTAGTGGAACACTTACTCAAGCAGGAGTTGCTACATTTTCTGTAGCAGCTAATGTAGCACAAGTAGCACTTTCTTCATCATCGAACGCTGTTGCCTGGGACGCAAGCGCTGCAGCAAACGCATATCATGTAACAACAGAAAATACGACTTTCTCTGCACCAAGTAATGCAGTAGAAGGTGCTTTTATTTGTTTAGAATTAAATTATAACGGAAGTCATACTATTGGTTGGAACACGGTATTCGAATTTGCCGCGTCGACAGAACCGACGGAGACAGCAACAGATGGTAAAACTGACATTCATGTATTTAGATACAATGGAGCAGTTTGGCAAGAAGTTGGTAGAACAATGAATTTAAGTGAGAGTTAATAGGAGATAATATGTGGGGATTAGTAGAATCAGGATCAATTACAAAATTAATAAACAATCCAAGATCTATAGTTATTGGCGATGTTCGTTATTCAAGAAAAATATTTGAATTATGGAGCAAGTCAGAATTAGAAGCTAAAGGTATTTATAAAGTAGAATTTGATAATTCTAATAAAAAAGACGAAGAATGGTATATTAACACTAATCAATCATTTGCTTTTGCTGGTGGAAAAATTACAGCAAGTTATGGTTCAGCAACAGCTAAAGCTCATGCGGATACTTTATTTACAGCACAAGATGAGACAGATGGAAAAGGTACTGAAGGAGAAGTTAAAACTAGAGGATTAAAATATAATTTAATTCAAACAATTAAAAAACAAGCAGCTGGAATATTACAAGATACAGATTGGTATATAGTTAGAAAAGCAGATGCAGGTACAGCAGTACCATCATCTATTACAAATCATAGAGCGGCAGTAAGAACTAAAGCAGCTGAAATGGAAACAGCAATTACAAATGCTTCAGATACACCAGCTCTTGAGACTTTATATACTTATGTAAATACAGCTGATGAAGGTGATCCAGTTGTAATGGAGAGACCATTAGGTGAGTTGCCAAGATTGGAGTCGTAATGCCTTTAATTTTACCAGGTAATGTAGCATCAGCTTTAGATACTGGCTATACAGTAGCCAACTCAGCAAGATGGGGTGGAACCGATAATGAGTATATGGGTAAAACATTAGGCACTCCCTCTAATACAAAAAAAATGACTTGGTCTTTTTGGACCAAAAAAACTAGAAATGAAAATGATGGACATTTAGCCACTGTTTATGGTGATGGTAGTAATTATGGAACAATTAATTTTACAGATGCAAACAAGTTTCAAGTTTTCCAATATATTAGTGCATCCATTCAATTAAATTTAATAACAGAACAAAAATTTGTAGATAATAGTGCATGGTCGCATTTTGTAATTCAAATGGACACTACACAAAGCACAGCGTCTAACAGATGTAAAGTTTGGCATAATGGATCACAAATAACAGATTGGGCAACAGAAACTTATTGGGCGCAAAATACAGCTATTAAATTAAATGAAGCATCAGCAACACTTAGAATAAATGCTGTAACTACTGGTAGTGTTTATCATGGTTATGTTGCAGAATTTATAATGTGTGACGGACAAACCTACCAAGCTAGTGATTTTGGTGAATATAATTCTAGTTCGCCAACAATTTGGCAACCGAAAGATCCTAGCGGTCTTACATTTGGTACTAATGGATTTTGGTTAGATTTTGAAGCTAGTGGTAACTTAGGAAACGATGCAAATGGAGGAACAGACCTTACTGAAACTAATTTTGCTGCAACAGACCAAAGCACAGATACCTGTACTTTAAATTATCCTACGTTTAATCCTCTTGATAATACTTATGGACAAGGAACTTTTTCAGAAGGTAATTTAAAAATAGTAACAGATTCATCTTTATACGCTGTAAATACATCAACATTTCATTTAACAAAAGGCAAATGGCATTTTGAAGTTAGGGTTGGAGATAGTAATCAAAAAAATTGTATAGGAATTTCTGGAAATAGCGGAACTTTTTCAGGAGATAGTACACTTGCATTTGGAGATAGTGCAAATGAATATTCTTACACAGCTTCAGGAGAATTAAGACATTCTGGAGATTCAACAGGAAGTTGGGGATCATCTTTTACAGATGGAGATATTATAGGTTGTAGTTTTGATTTAGATAATAATGAAATATTTTTTTACAAAAATGGTACAATTCAAAATAGCGGAAGTGCTTTTAGTATAACTGATCCTACTAGTACCTCATCAGGTGGATATTTTGTAGCAGGTGGAGATTTTGCTTCAGACAATACATCAACAATGGAATATAATTTTGGTTCACCGACTTATAGTATTTCATCAGGTGCTGCAGATGCTAATGGATACGGAAACTTTGAACACGCACCAAAATCTGGACACTATGCAATTAATAGTGCTAACCTAGCGGAGTTTGGATAATGGCCTATACTTCAATCGACAATCCAGAATTATATATGCAGTGCAAGCTCTATAGTGGAACTGGTAGCAGTCAAGCTATCACTTTTGATGGTGATGAAAATATGTCTCCAGACCTTGTTTGGATGAAGTGCAGAAGTCATGATGACAATCATACTCTTTTTAATACAACTTCTGGAGCAACTAAAAGAATATTTTCTAACTTAACTCAACAAGAAAGTACAGAATCAACTTCTTTAACATCTTTTGATAGCGATGGATTTACTTTAGGATCAGATGCTTTGGCAAATGCAAGTAGTAGAACTTTTGTAGCTTGGGCATGGAAGGAGAGTGCTGATGCTGGGTTCGATATACTTAAATATGAGGGAAACGCAACTAACAGAACAATATCTCATTCACTTTCAGCAGTCCCTCATTGGATTATTATTAAAAATTTAGAAAGTACAAGTTCATCTGCTGAACATTGGTTAGTTTATCATAAAAGTATTGGTAATACTCATGGATTGTTATTAAATCAAACAGATGCTAAAAGTGATGATGCTACTTATTTTCAAGATACCGATCCAACATCTTCTGTGTTTAGCATTGGAACTGCCGACAGATGTAATAAAAATAATGAAGATAATATAGCTTTTTTATGGAGTGAAAAACAAGGCTACTCAAAATTTGGATCCTACAGAGGAAGTGGGAGTACTAATGGACCCTTCATACACTTAGGTTTTCGTCCAGCTTGGCTGCTAATAAAACGAAGTAGTGCTGCTGGAGTTGATTGGATTTTACACGATAATAAAAGAGCTGGGTTTAATGTTAATGATGATTATTTAGCAGCTAATACTAGCGCTGTTGAAGTTACAGGAAATACTTTTCAAAATTTAGATCTTTTATCTAATGGTTTTAAAATAAGAGGTGCAGGAACAGGAACAAATACTAGCGGAGCAACGTACGTGTATATGGCCTTCGCAGAATCACCATTTGTAAATTCTAAAGGAGTGCCTAACAACGCGAGATAATTATGTTACAAAAAGTAAAATTTGCACCAGGATTTAATAAACAAGTTACCGCAACCGGTGGTGAAGGCCAATGGGTTAGTGGTGATAATGTTCGTTTTAGATATGGCACGCCAGAAAAAATGGGCGGTTGGGCACAATTAGGTTCTGTAGATTTAACAGGACGTAATACTGCTATTCACCATTTTGTTAATGCTAATGGAATTAAATATGCGGCATTAGGAACTAATAGAATTTTATATGTATATTCTGGTGGTATTTTCTATGATATACATCCAATTAAAACAACAACAACTTTATCAAGTGCTTTTTCTACAACTAATGGATCAGCTGTTGTAACATTAACTTTTTCATCTGCACATAATATAAATCAATACGACATTATATTGTTAGATAATTTTACATCTATAACAAATTCTAATTTTAATTCTCAAAATTTTGATGATAACAAGTTTATGGTAACTAGTATTCCAACAGATACTACATTAACTATTAATGTTGGATCAAACGAATCAGGATCAGGTGCATCTACATCAGGTGGTATTAGAGTAAAACATTATTACCCTGTAGGACCAGCTGTTGAAACAGCATCTACTGGTTGGGGACTTGGTCAATGGGGTGGTACACAATCAGGACAATTTACTTCAACACTATCATCAAGCATTAATACATCAGTTACAAGTTTAACAATGGCAAGTTCTACATCTTTTGCATCATCAGGAACTGTTATTATAGGATCTGAATTAATTACGTATACAGGAAATAGTGGCGGTACATTAACAGGATTAACAAGAGGTGCTAATGGTACAACCGCAGCATCACATTCGTCAGGTGCAACAGTCACAGATGCATCTAATTATTTTGCATGGAACGCTGCAGCATCAGGAGATATTGTAACAGCACCAGGTTTATGGTCATTAGATAATTTTGGTAATAAACTTGTTGCAACTATATTTGGTGGAGAAACATTTACATGGGATTCTGATCCAACAGGTGCAACATCTACTA